TTTCACAGAGAAATATATTTTGTTTGTATCGGTGGTGAATGTACTCGCTTTTATCAACTGGTTTATCGTATTGCTACTCACGTCAAATCTAAAATCAAAATCTATTTTCTTGATCTTGTTTATATCCACTGTCGGTGGATCAATTATCCCATCTGCAAGTAGGTGGTATTTGAATCCAACATTATTGGATTTGTACTCGAGGTTATTATTATTGAATGTTAGTTCTACATCATCAGTAACCACACATGACAATACCTTTACCAGTTTGTTTATATCAGGTATGTTTAAAAATATTGTCTCCTGTATGTCATTGTTTTGAGGATACACACAATTAACTATAAGCGTACCATCGTTACTCGAACTCAAAGAATTGAACTCACCAGAACGAACTTTTATTACTGTATTTTCCGCTAATTTACCTATAGGTGACAAAAAACTGTTTATAAAACTTTGTTTGTCATCAATCTTTACTTTTATCATTTAGTTTTAGTGTAATAGATTTTGTTTGTTTAGCCAACTCTGTTGTAATGATGTCAATTATATCTATAGGGTCTTTAAACTCACCGGAAATTTTAGCAGTATTTACAGTATAACTAATACCACGCTTAAACTTTGTTATTTTTTTATAACTTTCAACAATTTTTTCTAATTGCAAAACTCTCTTCTCCAGTGATTGCATACCGTCACTATTACTGGCTTGAGCAACTGGAGCAGTTGCGTACTGTGGTGGGATTTCAATCTGTTGAGGTGCTGGAGGAGGTGGTGGTACATGTACGGGTTGAGAAACCTGGCCGGGTGGTATCATTGTTTTCAAAACAGCTTTAGGATCCATCTTACGAGCTTGTATATGAGGGTTTCTACCCCCGACATTTTGCTCGTCAATTTTTCCTAAACTGCTGGATACAGTGCCTAACAAATCTGCTACTGCATAGATATCATTTTTACCCATATTGTGTGGGTTTTCATGATTTCTACTAGCGTATGGATTGGGTTCTTCTGGTTGATCAGACATCGTCTAAACCAGCTAATAACTCTTGTACTTTGTCGTCCTCTAATGGATCATCATCATTAGATTTATCGTCAAAATCCATCGGTACATCCTCGTCTAAATCCTCATCAGAACTCTTGTTCGAAGCAACAGGTTCAGGCGTCACAGGAGCTTGTTCTGTTGGATCGATACAGTGGAAATGTTCATCTAACATTTGCTTGAGCTCATCATATGTCTTCACACGGAATGTTTCTTCTAAAGCGTGACCTGAGTTGTATATCTCTTTGGCGCGGTCATCATTCATACCAGGGATACCGCTTGGAACTAAAAACTTACTGGATACATAAGTTGGATAGTCACCTTGCTTTTCACACCTGACGCGAAAAGTACACCCACCTTCAGATAAATCAAAGATCTTTTCACCAAACTGATCTGAATCCTCACCGGAAATTCCCTCCATGATGATTTTATGTAACTGCTTACCAAAGCGTAAAATTTTAACAGTGTCATTATTGTCTGGATCATCTGGATCGTTAATCACATATGCATTCACTAACCAGTTTTCTCTACGATAGATGGCGTCCGACTTGGCTTTCTCTTCTGGGGAACCACTTCTGAAAACTTTTAACCTGTACTCTGAAATAGGGTCACGGTCACCCCATGTTGTGGGACTCAAAGCTGTCACGTACTGACCTGTACTGAAGCTCGTCCAACCATGACTGTAATAATGATAAAACGTCTTTGATGGATCCTCAATATTTGGTAGCAAGCGCACCTCATACGAATTACCTGGCTTGGTTCTCAGGATATCAGCTGTCTTGTTGCTAGTACCCTCTTTTGTGAGAGCATCCTTGATGCTCGCGAACATTGATTTTGTGAATGTACTCATATTTCTTTTATTATAATTGTTTTGTGTTTGTTTTTCAACTTAATTTTTTAGTAAATCGGAAAATTCTTTTGGAGTGTATTGTCTTTTATCTTTCTTCTGTCTGTATAGTCTGTATGTACTGTAGTTTCTCATTAGTGTGTAGTATTTCAAGTCGTATTGTATTTTTTCGGAATATATGATATACGGAGCAGCAAACCACCCGTCTATATCTATATTTTTATAAACTTTAAACATTTTGGCCAACTTTTTTATGTGCATGTACTCTGGTTTGTCGGTAAAGCCATCCCATTTTTTTCTAAGCTTAAACGGTTTGCCAGTGTTACTGCGAGTTGTAGCTAACCAGCAGTTGTAAATTCTCTTTTCGAATTCTGTCACTTCAATTTTAGAGTAGGGTTATCCTGTAAATAATTTCTTATGTATTTTGACCTATGTAATGTCGGGTCATACTCTAAAAAGCATTTCAATACGTCATAATCCGTATCAACATCACATATCATTTTAAAAACTTCTCTCAACTGCTCTTCTCTCATTAAACATAAAAATATGTTTGGTAAATTTAGCTTTTTATTCTTCACTATACAAACATATGAACAGAAACTCAAAAACAGGTGTGTAAACTCATTTTCATATGCAATGTCTACGGGGTTTGTGTTTGAGATTGAACCTTGTATGTACGATACCATATTAGTTTACGGGTTGGAGCATTTTTGTTAGTGTTAGAACTTGTTCTGTTATCTGGCCTCCGGAGGAGTGTTGATGACCACCACCGTCTGCGATGTTTTGTGCTAGTTTACCAAGATCCAAATCCGGTATACGTTCCTTATTTTTTCTAAAGCTAACTCTCTTGGTTCTCAAATTCATGACCATACATATATCACAATCATTGCTATGTATGACATGATGTGCAACTTCATTCAAGCATTTATCCGCTACTGTTGCATAAATTTTATATTTCTTACCAGCAATTGGTATTTCACCATGATACACCTCTAGTTCGGACAATATTCTTGTGACCTGCCTCTTGTTTATTCTTATCATGTTCATATGCGAGTCGTTAAACCCAGTGAAACCTTTATAAAAATCTCTCTCAAATTGATGTGCACGATCACCGACATAATTCCACACCACAACATTCAAGTTATACGAGTCTTTCAATTTTAACTCATAACTATCGTAATCATCCACAAGTAGCACTAACTTCTTTTGTGGGTCTGATAAGTTTCTTTCGATATACTTTTTATTCAACAATGAATACAATAATTTACAACAACTTGAGTAATCTTTTAGTATAACATTTGCGTGTTTATATTTATCTTTGTTGGCTACATGTGTGTCATGATGATCGATTATTGTAAAATTTTTATGATCCACTAAATCCATATTGGATTGTGATACATCCAGATCAAAAACGTATATTTTATCATAGCTGCTGGGTTTATTTTTTACTGCCCATTTTGTGAATGATTTTCTGAAATTTGATTGTGAACATATTTCAAGTTCCGGTTTGAGACCGGTAAACCACTTAAAAACGAGATATGTACCTAACCCGTCTAAATCACAATCAGTAAATACAGCAATTTTTTTCACTTATTTTGTGTATTTATCACACATTTAGAGCGTTTTCAACTACTATTCAACATGTCCAAACTATTTAACGTATCGGTCATATCAATATCCTGAACTTGTTGACTAGCTTCTTTTAATGTTAATGTATCATAATCAATTTCCATTATCACACTACCGTAATTCTCACCAAACCGGTTTTTCATAACACCTAATTTTAAAACACCCATCTCAATATCTTCTTCTTCACGCCAGATACTAAATATAGCATCTGCGGTGGCCGCTAAACCGTAACTTTCTCCTACAGTTTCTAATCCTGGGTTAATCTCACTGTAACCGGCTCTATTTAACTGTGTTGCTGTTATTATTGGACATTCATAAACGTAACTTAACGCTCTTAATTCTTCGGTTGCGTATTTTATACGTTCGTATGAATTTGTACCAACATCACTTTTTAATAAATTTACATAATCTACAACAATAGCATCAATTTCAACACCTCGATCTATTAGTTTTTTAATATACGCTTTTAAGTGTCTACATGTTATTGTGCTTGGTGGAAATTCTTTGACTATAACTCTTGATTTACTATGTGATCTTCTGTGTTGTTGTACAACCTCCTCTATATCGTCGGTTCTTCTATGTAAATCTCTAATAGGTATTTGTGTTAAGTTGGTTGTTATTCTTTTTGCATACACTAGCTCGCTCATCTCTAAGCTTATTAACAATACTGTCTTACCTGCATCGGCTATATTTCTAGCAATGTTACCTAAAAATATACTCTTACCAATATTAGTTTCTCCAGCAAATATGTATATTGCTCTGCCATTTTCTAAAAAACCACCATCTAATTTTTTATCTAACCATGACCAACCGCACGGTATGGTTGAATCTTTTGTTGTTAAATCCTTAATATGTCGATCAATCTCATTAAAATAATCCAACCCTAGATCACTAGCGAGTGTTATTCCACATGCTTTTTCGAACTTATGTAATATACTACTCGTATCAACATCACCATCTCCGGATTGGTCAGCAACCTCTAATAGTGTATTATACACTGCCTTTTCTTTTAAAAACTTTTCAGTATTTTCGTACAATTCTGATTTGTTGAATTTTTTATCAAAACCTTCAAACAATGACACTGTGTTTCGAAAGTCTGTTTTCAATTGATCAGTAGTTAAATAGCTCTTTATCTCAGTGAGTGTTGGTATGGAGCTCCTCTTTTTATAGAAGTCTATTATCAGATTGACCACACTCTTTATACTTTTATTATCAAAATATTTTTCATCCAAGTGATCTATGATACTGGCTAGGTACGGTTCATCAGTTAGCATATTATATGCTATAACCGTCTCATAAAATTTTGGATCTAATTGATTGGTCATTTAAACTTTTTAACAAACATTTGCTTCGAATCAACGAATGTTTTGTCATTCATATCTCTAAGTCCAGGACTGTTGTGAGTAACATTGATAGGATAGGTGCCCATTTTTAACTTCTTATTGTTCGCGTCAATACAACTAGCGATATCATAGTGATGAAATTTAAAATCCTCATCAAACTTCCATCCAACCTCTAACACCCTTTTCAAATCAACAGCGATAAACAAACCGTCTAGAACCAAACATCTTTTTGGCCATGGACCAAAAGCTGTTACCATTATTTGTTTTTCACTAACCGGGTGGGTCACAGCACCACTCCAATCCTGTCTATCGGACATCAGGTGCCACAGGTATGGTTCCTTTAACGTCATCTTGCTTGCTCCTGCTAGACCTACTATATCATATTGCATGTTCTCAATAGCAGTGTACAGCTTGCCCTTCAATTTCAGATCATCAATATACACATCATCATGCGCAAATAAAATTATGTCATGTTTTATCAAGTTATCTGATGTTATTTGTCTGTTATAACATTCTGATAAACCGGTTTTGTTATTTGCATTTATCACAACTGAAACATCATCCTGTAACAGTTTTAGTGATTGCATCAAAGGTGAAGATTTACCATCATCTTTAGAACATGTCACGACTAATATTTTCTTCATCTTCATATAAAAAACTGACTGTTTGATTCAAATTCACCGCATTCTGCTAACCCTTCTGATGTGACACAGTACACAATACCTTGTTTTAATTCCGTTTCACATAGTTTGGGTATTCGAGTACTACTAAAATCACCGGTTTGTATATTGCCATATAACGTACTACCGTTCCTCACAATAAATGTATCACCTGTCAATTTACTGTATATCCAACAACTGTAAATACCTCTCAATTGTGAGCATGTTTTTTCAATTGTTAGAACATCTTCTGTTTTACCTTCCTCAGATTCATGACTTAATATTATTGATTCATCAAACTCAACGTTGATAGACAACAACCCGGGGATCACCTCACTATCAACACATGTGTCCTTCCACCAACCAGGAAGATATTCTTTACCTAATTCTTTATGATTCTCAAGCACACCGTTATGTGCAACCGTGTAATGTACACTATCAAAGGGATGTGTTGTTGCTGGGCTGAAACAACGATTTACACTCGTTGGTGCTTGTGTGTGTCCGAGAAACTGTTCATAATCTTTATGAAAGCTTACATGTTCAGTTAAATCTACGACACCTTCGTGTTTTCTAACGTACACGTCTTTGGCTAGCCCAGGAGATGCATCCTTCATCTTTGAGACATACATAGTACCCATCGCGAAGTTACCTCTCTTCTTGTTTTCGTCGTACAGTTTTCTGAATCTCTTAAAATTATAACTACCGAATATACCGCACATAGAACAATATTATAATATATGTGTATAAAATATCAACAAATTTCTTTAACGTTGTAATCTTCCCATCTTATGTCTCGACTGTATGGTAATGGATCCTTATATCCTGCATCAATGAAACCCTTTATACGAGAGCTACATGCCGGGCATTCGCCACATGCCTTCGATTTACCTTCATAGCAAGTCCATGTCCTCGTAAAATCTACATCAAGATCCACACCTAACTCAATAATGGATTTTTTGCTCTTAGTTATCAAGGGAGCTATAATTTCGACACGATCTCTTCTGTTAAGTGAGTTTACTTTGTTTATTGCATCAATAAATTCAATTGAACCATCCCAGTAACCGGCTTGACTATCTACTAGTGCCGAGCCGTGATATACTTGTGTTGCGCCTATCGACTCAGCATATGCTGTACATATTGATAATAGCATCATGTTTCTGTTTGGTACGTAATTGACTGTTTGTGGATCACCTAGAACCTCTTTAGTTTTAGCCACGTCTATTTTATCATTTGTTAGTGAGCTACTATCAACTATGTCTCTGAAAAAATTTAAGTTGATCACTTTATGACTTGTGGCTAGTTCTTTACTCGTCTCAATCGCGTTTAGAAGTTCATTCTTCCAGTGTCTCTGACCGTAATTGAACGATACAGCATGTACTTCATGACCTTCGCTTGCGACCCAGTGCAAAATTACAGTAGAATCTAGCCCTCCACTAATTGGTACTACACATTTACTCATATTCTTATTATAATATAATAGATCATACTATTCAACAACATAAATAAATATATGCACCAGAAAAAAGATGATTCACAACTAATTTGGGAAAGCATGATGAGCCGTACCAATCACAAACAAAACACAAATTTCCAGAAACTCTGGGAAGAAGATGTTAAATATATCGAGCAATTCTTGATTGACGAAGGTTTGATGGACAAAGTCAAAGGTGCATATCAAGGAGCAAAAGATTTCGCTAGTTCGAAACTTCTCAAGCCAATAATGACCTTTTTAGCGAAAATTATTGCTAGTGACCCACAAACTGCTGAAAAAGCACAAGCTGCGGCGAAAAAAGGCCCGGAAGCGTTACATCAGCTAGCATCTGCAGAAGGTGATCAAAGTGTTGTGGATCAACTACAAGCAGCACCAGCAATGGAATCTGTAGAATCGTACAGATTTACATTAAATGAGATGATATGTGACGCGTTGGTAGAGGAAGGTATCATAACTACTAAACATTCACAACTTATACAAGAAAAACATTTTGCTAATGTGTGTGTTGAGATCTACAATGAACAGTCACGCACCTGGGATTGTCCATGGCAACCGGTGGTCAACGAACGCAGTTTACCACCAGCTGGTGCACCAGCAGCAAAAAGAAACAATTACGATCAAGTAGTAGCTAAAATTAACAAACTGATAGCAATGTCTCCTAAAAATACAGAACGTGACATATTTAGTAAATTGATGAAGACGAACGTCAAGTTTGCGAATTTTGTAAAAAGACAGGCAAATGCTGCTGTCGCGAATCAACAACAGGAACCACAAGCAGCTCAAGAGACTCCAACCGAGACTCCAACCGAGACTCCAACCGAGACTCCAACCGAGACTCCAACCGAGACTCCAACCGAGACTCCAACCGAGACTCCAACCGAG